GTGTCGTTGAGGCCGTATCGGCTGGCCCCTATGTCGTCAAATAGAACGACCTTATGGCATGTCCGGAACTCTGACTGATATTCATCAGTTTCATTGAGGGTGACCATGTCGGAGGCTTTGAACCCTCCATAACGATCTTTCATTAGTGCCTGAGCAATTTGAATTGCAAATGAGGACTTACCCGTTCCCGGGAGTCCGTAAAGCACTACGCAATATGGTTGTTTCCTTAATTTGCCATCGGACACGTCGGTCTTTAGATTATCAATAGCGCCCTCCAATCTAGAAATAGTATTTGAATGTCTCTGGGAGAACACCGCATACCTAAGAGATTTTCGGTAACGCTCCAATCTGCCGAGCAACGCGTCAGCGGAGTAGTACGGGTCACGTATGGACCCTATTTTGGCTGTAGTGACAAGGGATAAATCCCTCTCAATGTCACCAGTGAGCATATGAAGATCTCGCTTAAAGGTCCAGCCTAATGCTGTTCCAGCGAGTATATATTGTATAAAATATGAATTCCTTTTCAGGATTGCTATGTAGCGATTTAATAAAAATATGAATTTAGTAATGCAATTTATCTTTTCACGCGATTGGGGCATCAGTCGCACGCGCCAGTGCTATTTTGTTGGCTGGTCAGGCCACCGGTCAATACCGGTATTACAACCCAGAATACACACCTGTCCATGCCGCTAGGTAATTCAGAACCTAGACAACATGCGTTATAATCATGCATCCGTGTATAGTTGGCTCCTCCGTAGAGTAACGCTGAGGGATACCTCCCCCTTCGGGTAGTTTAACAACATACCGGTTGATCAAAATCGTTGTTTGACGGCACAACTGCAAGCCGGGGCGAGCACCTCATTGCTCCTCCTCTTCATGGTAGGCCCCAATTAACTTGCGGCACATTTCCTTAGAGGTAATGGGCTGGATGGTGTTCCACGGGAGGACGAACCTCTCGTCACTGGATTCTGAAGCTTGTATTATTCTCTCACACCTCTCTACGAAATCATCGTAGTATTCCTCACCGTGCAAATATGCCTCTCTCGATTGTGATTCGAAGTTAGCATTAAATTGTTCAGGTAAGGTGAGGGGAGTATTTTTACTCTTCGTCCACCAGTAAAATTTTTTAGTCAAGGATTCCCTTTCGATAGGGGCCACGACTGATTTTAGTTGTGGGTGATATCTAAAGCTCCTCTTAAGAAAGGAGACCTCATCAATCGTCTGGAACGGAACTGAATCCGCTTCTTTTTCTGCCATTGTATATTTAATTCCCCAGCTGGCAAACACCGCTTGGATAGAGGTGTGGTTAAATTCGGGAATGGAGTCATCGACTCCCATCAAGTTGTCGTCGCCATAAACGGCTGCACGAACGTAGTCCCTAAAATTAGGGTTTTTGATGTGGGGGTACTTGTCGTCCATGATAGTGTAGAAAGCCATTCTCAAGAGGATACTATTCACAATTGAATTCATTTCCACCGTCAAAGGCTGTCCGGAGGGTTGGCCGCTGCAAAATTGCATTAGCTGCCCCTCCCAAATCATTACAGGACTGACTACAGAGGACAAAAAGCCTCTTAAGTACTCAAGGTCGGATTCCGACGCACCGTTCTCCCGGTAAACCTGGATAATAAGGGCGGCGGATTTTTCTAGCAAAGCTTTAGGTAGCTGAGTATCATATCCGGAGAAGTCACCGCAAACGAACTTGGTGTATTGCTCGTCTTTGGTGATGTATTGGTATAGCTCTGCCCACTGTTTGGACTGAGCAGTAAGTCCGACGAAGCACTCAGATGAGTGCATATCTCGGAGTACATGCTTGAGGGGAATAATCCCTCGGGTAGCTGCCAGGAAGAACGCCATATCATTTCCATATACGGACCTGGTCTTTTCAGCCGCTTTCTTGAGCGGTAATACCTCGTTCACCTTTGAGGCTCGTACAAAAGGGTCAAACGTGCCCTGCCCTGAACGCCATTTTCTTTCGATCTCGTTGATGTCATTGACAATCTCCGGATCTAGGACGCGGGGGACTACTGGCTCATCGCCATTCATCTCCATCCACATGGTTTTCTTTCCTCCGTAGCAAATGCCACTGGAGGTCTTATTATTCATACCTTTGATTATACCTGTCTGGTCTCCGTCTAATGCGACTTGTAAGTCTTTGACAGAGAAAAATCCTGGCGTAGCTGCTTCGAAAGCACGTGCTACATCAGCCAGGGACTTACCAGAGCTAGTGGCTCCTCGTAGGTAGTCATTCATGGCTCGATCCATCAATTCGATCGGAACGGCCATTTTGGGCGTATTGTATTTTTCTAAAGTTGTGTTAATTTGAACGGCACCATTTACGAAACGCGGGGGTCTCGAGGTCATTGGGCCGAACTCTTCCTCAATTTGAGTGTTGCCGTTGCGGAAATAGAAATCTTCTGGGCGGGGCTTATACAATTGCTGAGCGGCATCAAGTACCACTCCCATAGAAACAATGGGAGTTACAGCAGTTTTGAGGACATCTGTAACGTATGACGTTTCACCGTCTGCGATATACAGGTTCTTTTTATTGTTTTTAAAGACCGG